CAGCAATAGAAGAAGCTATACCAACTAATAGTTGATCGTTAGCAGCAGTAGTAGCTTTAAATGCAGTGTAAAACCAAGCTACTTGAGTAGGAGGAGCAGTAGCAGTGATTGTGTTGGTAGCAATGTTGAAATTAAGTGGATTATTTTGAATAGCACCAATGTCAGCAGTAATACTAGAAGCACCACCAACTGTAGAAATTATTCCACCATTACCAGTAACAAGACCAATAGTTTGGTGAGTTGTAGTATTAGTTACAGTGAAGTCAGCAGCAACATACTGAAAAAAATCTTCAAAATCTAAAGAGATGTCTGTAGGATCAGGAAGGGGAAATTGACCTAGTGTAGAACCAATTGCTTGTGTTGATACACCAGCGGGGAAACGGGTAGGAGAAGCCATGATAAATATTCCTTTGACGTTGTTTAAAACAACGCTCTATTTCTAGAGCGTCATTGGAGATTAAATTTTACTTTACATTTTCTTTTTAGACATAGATGCTTTTGGAGCCATCTTCTTAGCAGCCATCATCTTTGATCCCATCATCTTCTTAGCAGGAGCCATTTTTTTAGGTGCTGCTGATGCTGGCATCATTCTCTTTTTTTGTAAACCATAAGCCATGATAAGTTTCCTTTATAAAAAGAACCCCCTCTTTATGGGAGGGGGAGTGTTACTAATAACAATTAAGGACCATTAGATCCAAAGATAGCACGAGGATCAGACCATCCGAAGCTATAACGCTCGTAGCCTTTAGCTTTAACGTTCATAGTATCGAAGTCATTATCTTGATCAAACGTAACAGCCATACGCTCATAGTACTTCAAACCAGTACCACCAGGAATAGTGTTGCGGATAAACCAAGCATGTGGGCTTGTGAAGTAGTGGTTCACTTTGAAACCACCAGGGATGTAGTTGCCAGATTTAATGACGTTGATGTCGTTATTGGCGTTACCTGGTTGGTACTCAGTTTGTAAAATGCGTTGAGCATTAAACACTTCTTGACGAGCAATGTGCAAGCTGTTTGGTTGAATAGCGACTAACAAACCACGGTCATTTGTAAAGCCCATGATTGCAATCACTGCATCTTCCAAAGAAGCCTCAGACAAATCAACATCAACTGCTGGCTTGTTAGAGAATGTACCACCCGAAGTATTTGGGTGGGCAGTAGAGCACAAAGCTACACCATCACCACCTAAATATGTGCTGTTGAAAGCACGGTTGTACACGTTAGCAGCAATGTTTTCTTTCGTTTGACGGAAAGATAAAGCCAATGCAGCAGCACGTTTCTTGGATACTTGCTCATACAAGTTGTCATCCATTTCTTCCTTAGTCACGATATAACCCATTGCGTATGCAACGTGTGTATAGCGAGTTGTGAAGCCTTGGATCTCAGAGTCATAGGCAGTACCTGCGCCTTCAGACTTAACTGGCACTAGACCGAAGCCAGACAATTGAACGTCTTCTTCGTAGTTCATAGTAGAAGTGTCCTTATCGAACAAGTCTACGTACTCTTCTGGGTGCTCGTTATAGGTTTGTCCCCACCAAGCCTTGATACCAGGCCATAGTGCTTTGGGATGCGATGCGGTTGTAATTACTCCAGCCATGATTTAATCTCCTTAATTAGACTGCAAGGTAGTTAACGACAGTGCCAGAAGCAGAGCCGATAGTACCGTATTCGTGGTAGTTAAATTTGCACAACACACGGACATAAGGACTAGCTGCGCTAGTTACTTCATTGTCACCACGTTGTACAGCACCTAACATGCGGATTGGCAGAGTAGCCGTAACTGCTGGTCCAGTAAGAACCATATCAGAGAAAGGCACACTATTAGCCAAAGATGTTTGATTAGCAGCGGAGATGGTCACAGCAGCGTTCATAGAAAGCTGAGCTTGAGTAGCACCAGTGCTATCAAATTGAGCTTCGAACAAGACGAAAGGATCATCCACAACATAGACATAACGCACATTAGTACGAGTACCAGCAGCAATAAATGTCTTCTCTAAAGACAAAGAGTTACCAACCAAGCTTACACCTGGATCAGCAACACGGATGCCTACGATAATACCTAGAGGCAAAGCAGAAGTAGTAGTTGCACCACCCCATTTTTGGATATTGCGGATACCTGTAGAGTCTGAACCACTACGAGACATCACACAATCACCGATTGCATAGCTATTGGTAGTGTCAGCAGTAGGGATAGCATAAAGCCGACCCTGCTCATTCCACTTGCCACCTAGCAAGTTACCAACAGGACTAAACCCGTTGGCTTTATTTACGTTAGCCATTTAAGACTCCTTTAAAACGTTAGTTAAGTTTGATGCCGTCCCTAGGGGTATAGAACGATGGATTGTCTCCAGTGATCTTACCCTTACGAATAGCAGCGTCAATAAGATTGTTTTTAGCCTGAAGTTCGGTTTGATCTTCCTCATGCCATTCTTGCCGAATCTTCATTAGATAACCGTATTGCTCCGTACCTTCAGCACGAGGATTTACAAGATACCTAATTCTTTCTCCGAGGTCACCATTACGGCTAACCACATTCTCACTCACGCCTCCAACTTCATCTGGTCTTACAAACTCATAGCCATTATCCATAGCTGATTGTATGCGCCCACCTTTATCTGTAAAGACGTGTAGGTGATAACCATCTATCTGTGTTCGGACACTTATCTTAGCTTCTGTGCCGTTAAATACATTACGGCGTTTTCGAGTTAGAGAACCACCCTCTTCAGTTACAACAGTTGTAGAAACTTCTTCTTTTGCTGCTGCTTTTTCAAGAAGACGATCACGTTTTTCAAACTCATTTAGTGCGCGGGGCATAGTGTATTTCCTTTTAAGTTTAAGTTAAGAATCAATTCCAGTCAAAGTCAGCTACATACTGTTCACGGGTCATAAGCTTTTGCTTAACAAACCGATCACAAGCAGTTTTTGCTTCAGGTGGTAAGTTGTCATAGGTTTGAGAGTTCCCACTACTACGACTAGTTCTTCCTGAACCAGACTCAACTCGACTAGTTGGACTTTGTTTCTTTTCGTTACCAAACTTATTTGGAAACTCTTCTGCTAACACTTCATCAAGCTTTTCTAAAAATGGTTGGCCTTTAAGACCTGGAAACTCTATACGAAGACTTTCACCAATACCATTAACAATACTAGTCATACGCTTATCTTGACCAAACCAAGTATTGCGATCTAACCAAGACTGTAGCCCTGGGTCAATAACAGTATCTATTTGAGGTGTAGTCGGCGCTTTGTCAGCATCTTTAACAGCTTGTTTAGCTCCCTTGAGTTCGTCTTTAGCTTGGTCTAACGCATCATCTAGAGCGTTGACTTTCTGTCCATCCCCATCGCTAATAGCTTGAGCACGGCTTTCTTTAATATCTTGAATACGTTGTTCGTACTCTTGAGCCTTACGCTCGTAAGATTCTTTCTGAAACTTCTTAAACTCTTCTGCTGCTTCTCGAAATTCTTTAAGTTGTTCTTTTGTAGCGTTTAGGTCTTTGACAAGATTCTCGTTATTCTTTCTCAAAATAGGAAGAATCTCTCGACCACGCTTTACAAATGTTTCAGCATCTACCCAATCAGACTCATTTCCTCGGTAGCGTTCTTTTGAAACCCACCCTTGAGATTCAGCTTCTTGGACAATTTCTGGAGCAACTTCGTTATTAGTAACATTTTCTTCACTCATATCTTACTCCTGTTTTTAAACTTGTGTCAATCAAACTTTAGCTAGGTATGGATCAACTAGATCTACGTCACCATCTAAGGTTCCCGTAACGTCTTTATCGTTAATCATTCGGTACTGAACCCTATCTTTACCAAGATAAAGCAGACCAGCATACTTAGCAAAAATAATCTTGTCCCCAACTTTGCACCAGGGTGCAGGCTCATCGGCGTAGCAATCATTGCCCATAGCAATAACTACTCCTGTGGTGTTACCCATCTGTTCTCGGTCTTTGTAGTTACCAGTGGTAATCACAATACCTCCATCAGATGTGTCTTTGATTTCTTGGGGTTTAACCAAGACTCGCCAACCAACGGGGTTTATTCCTGACACATTACTCATAGCTAACTTCTTTCTTTTGGGTAAATTCAAATAAGTCTTCGTACTCAAGATTAAGGATAATTGCGATTGCTCGGCATCTACCTTTAACTTCAGCCTCATCCTCAAATGAACTACTGATTAAACCTTCTTTCATTGTCTCTCTGTCGTCTGACAAAAGCTTCATCAAACGTTTAGTAACTGGATGATGTTTCCATTCATCAAAATTACTAGGGCTTACTGGCTCCATTCTTTCTCCTTTAGTTACATTGGTAATTGCGGCATCTCTTGTTCTGGCATTTGTGGTTGCTCTTCTTGGATTTGTTGCTCTGGTTGTTCTTGCATTATTCTGTCGTAAACAGTATTCATAGTTTTAATGGAACTAAGAACACCTTCACGGCGTTCACGCTGCAAAGCAATTGTTGAATTAATTTCTTGGATACGCATTTTTTGACCTTCAGTAGCAACACCAATTTTAATTGCTTGTGCTTCTGATTCTAGTTTTTGAATGTAAGCTTGGTTTAGTTCTGCTTCGCCCATAAGTTTTAACAAACCTAGCTTCAAAGTTAGTTGATCAGAAGCTTGTTTAGCTTGGACTTTAAGCTGTTCAATTTGAAGCTTGGGATTAACAGAAGGAGGTATAGCGTTAGGACCTTTGGGATCAGGAAGAATTTTGTCAATATTTGTAACTTTAATTGCTTTTAAAA